TCCTTCTGGGGGATCAGCTTCTCAGGGATGCGTTCAAGGTATGCGATAATGTCCAGCGTACCGTCGCGCCGCAGGTTGTCCAGGGTCTGGACCATTGCGATCTCGCTGTAGTACGTGGTTGCGCCGGCGTCCACACTGACGTTCAGCCAGAGGTGCTTCAGAACCGAGAAGTCGAACTCCTCAATCACGCGCCTGGTGGACTTCTTCGTCAGCATCACGCCACGGTTCGGGTCAAACGCCGGGCCGCCGGTCGTGTCCATCGAAGGTTCCTCAAACTCGCGCTCACGGACGATGGGTCGCTTCCCGTAGTAGGTGCCCATCATATCAAGCAGAATGGCAGCGATGTCCTCGAACCATTCGTGCAGACCGGCTCGGGTGTTCTCCAGCGGGACCTCGGAGGAAGCCTGGAGCACCATCAGGGCCGAAGTATTATCCGGGCGAACCCTGCCCATCTGGGCATCAGTCGCGCCGAGACACTCTCGCGTATATTGCAGAGCCCGGTCGATGGCCAGCATGATCTGGCTGGACATGTCAGCAGGCTGGAGGTTGGTGGCAACAGAACGAAGATCCTGGCCGGGCTGCAGCCCGTTCACGCCGATAGCCACGCCCAGCTCATTCGTCCACTGGGAGATCAGGTCGGCGTTATACAGGGTCTTCGGGAAAGCCTGGAGCTGCAGGTGACGGAACACCATGGCCATCATCGAGTTGATGAAGATCTGGTTGTGGATGATGCCGGTGACCAGAGCTCGGCCGTGGTACTGGTTCTTCTGCTTCTCCCAGTTGCCCCAGGCGATGGGGTAGCGGGTCAGGCCGGTGTCCACGTCCTCAAAGATGTTCACGTCCTTGGTTGCCTTGGTCACATGGACGGTGGTCACCAGCTCCTTCATGGGCTTCTGCTTGTACAAGGGTTTCCCATCGGGGCTGAGGATTTCCTTGCCGTCCTTATCCCGCAGGGGGACCGGATCACCGTTTCTGTCGGTCACATCCTCCATCTTCGGCAGACCGGTCTTCTCGTCGATGACCTCCTTCTCGGTGGTCACCTTCGTGTACATGTAAACGTACAGCGCCTTGCCGTTGCTGCCGTCGTTGGCGTTCAGCTCAGTTCGGCCGCCAACTGCCGCCTGCCAGGTGTAGTCGGAGTCGGGCTGCATGCGCTTGATCTCATCCTCATCGGAAGCCTCTCCGCCCTTGCCGTACCGCGCTTTATTCTTGCGGTACCGCTCAGCCTCCCACTGCAGGTTCTCCACAGTGTCACGGCCGATGATCAGAATGTACGGCTGGGACTCCACATCCGGGGTGTTCGGGTTGCCGAACATCACGTTGATGCCGTCCACCAGCTCCATCTCGATCTCGCCCCGGGCGTGGCCAAACGCACCGCCGTAGGGGAGAGCGTCAGGATTCCAGTAGAAGTGAGCACAGTAGTCACCGGTCTGGGCGCCGTCGAACAGCGCCTCCCTGGTGCGGTACTCCATCTTGAACTTCTCCAGGAGGTTCTTGATCTCGGCGTTGGCAAACACCGCAGCGTTCATGCTCTGGTCCTTCTGGTACTCACCGTCGTAGTAGGCGAGGGGCTCCAGGTGAACCGTGACCGCGCTGCTCGTGATGGAGGCAACAAAAAGCGAGGCCACCCTCTTAATGATGTTGAAGGTTGGTCTCGACAGCTTCCTCATCGCGGGGGTACTCGGCAGATGCACCCACTGGTTTCCCGCGAAGAATTCGATATTCGTATTTACCAGCCGGTACTGGTTCGGAACCAGCCGGTTGTTATATGCCCGGCCCTGTTCGTAGTATCGCCACGCCAGGGTCTTGTTGTTTTTCTCAGACACGGATTAACTCCCTTCCAGCGGATTCTGGTTCAGCCCGTAGGCGATGTCTGCGTTGTAACCCACCATGCTCAGGAACGCGGCCTGCTCGGCCTTCAACTCCTCGCGTTCTTTGCGGATTCTCTCCAGCTCTTCCACAGAAAGTGTACTTTCTGGAGCAGATACGGCATTTACCTTGGGCTTGCGCTCCCTCGATCCGAGGGTGTACCCCAGGCCAAACGCCTGTGCCACTAGCATCAGGAACAAAACAACGTACATAACTTCGCTCATCATTTCCTCCTTAGATCAGCTGAACCATCCGTCCGATTCTTTGTACGGGTCGAATAGCTTGTCCGGGTCGTTGAACTGCGACTCTTCCTTCCGGACATATTTCTCCTCAACCGGCGGCTCCTTCAGCGGAAGCTCACCCGTGGAGAAGATCATTCTGTTCAGGCACTGACTGGCCGCGTCAACGATGTCGTCGTGCGCACCGCTTGGGAACGCACAGAACTGGTCGATGAACTCCTCCACCCACGGAGCCGCAGCCGACATGGGAAGGAACACATGACCAGACTCTATCGCCGGGGCGATAGCATTGACACGTGCCACCTTACCGCCCTGCGGGTTGATCGGGATGCAGAACATCTCACGCCGCAGCGTCTGGATGATAGCCGAGCCGTTTGCCTTATCCTCTATGAGAACTGTCCTCGCCGCCGGGTACAGCTGCCGCACAGTACGAAGCGCGGCCACCGTCCCGGGGAAGTCCAGGTGTTTATTCAGACAGTAGCGAAGGTAATAGTCCTGGCCTAATTTCCCCCACACCTGTATCGACACAAAGTCGTTCGAGTCCCCGTCCTTAAACGCCGCGTCCACGGAGATCATCTCCGTGGCGAACTGGCGTACATCGTTGGGGCTGTAGTATCTCCACCAGTCCCGGTGGATCAGGTTGCCCCCTTCGGTACGGGGGCTGCACAGATACAGGGCCGCCCATGCTCTGGCTCCACCTTTCGGGTCTGCCAGGTAGCCAGCCTTGAAGTCAGCCAGCCAAGAAGCATCCTTCCCCAGCTCAGGGCAAAGCGGCTCGCCAGGCTTCCTCCCCAGCGGATCGTTCACATCCGCTTCAATGGGCAGCCGTATCAGCCGAACGTTGGGCTCGTTCTGCAATATCCGCGCCGCAAAATCGTCTTCATGCCAAGGCGTCATTATGATAATGACCTTACCCTCGGCCGCGAGTCTGGACTTCAGGGTAGACTGCCACTCCTCCCAGAGCCTGGCTCTGTACGTAGGCGAGTCTGCTTCCTGCCGGTTCTTGATCGGGTCGTCTATGATAACCAGGTTGGCAGGGTTACCGGTAATACCGGACATGATGCCACGGCTGATGAGGCGCCCTTTTCCATTCGTCAGCTCAAACTCCTGGGCGCGGTCGATATCTCCGACGGCGATGTCGAATACGTTGCCGCCGAACTGTTTGACCTTCTCCTTGTTTCTCCGGCAGAACCGTTCGGCGAAGTCACTGTCGTATCCGGCAATGATCGCCCTGTTGGTCGGGTACCTCCCCAGATACCAGGAAGGGAAGCTCTCGGTCACGGTCAAGCTCTTGCCGTGCTGGGGAGGGGCCTCAATGACCAGGATGTCGTATGCGTGACCCGTCTTCGATTCAACGAAGGACTGCAGCTCCTCAGCGATGTACCGGCTCAGTTTGGTATTCTTCCAAGCCAAGCCGTGTACATAGGGGAGGTAGTCAGCATAGTTCCGCCGAGCTAGCTCTCGTCTAGCTAGCTCGGCGACCAGCTGCAGGGATTCATCAGTCTCCGTCGAAACGGGTTTGGTTTTACTCTTCGTCGCCACTAGCCCGCCTCAATTCCAGCAGATGCTGCAGCTCAGCATCCGTCAGCGAGGACAGGTCAAGTGTCTCAAAGGGTCGGTCTTCCAGGTTGCCGATAGCAAGCTGGTCAGCCGGGCGCTGACCACTGGTGTCGCGCAGGAACTTAGCAGCTTCGGTGTCACCTGCACGTGCTCGATTGAGCTGGGCCAGAAGTACCGCAGCGGCTTCCGTGTAGTCCTGAAAACCTCTGTCCTCCAATTCGTCCTTCAGCTTGTCGTTGGCTCGTAGCTCAGTGTCGAGCATAGCCCTGGCGACTTCTCGCATGGCCTTACGGCGACGGCGAGCCTCGGCGGCAGCACGACCACCAGCCGCATTGATCTCATACGCTCGCTCAGGGGTACGCCGTTCAAGGCCCAGCGCATCCAGGGCCTGCTGCTTATTAAAAGTCTTGTTAGCTTTCCGGGACATCGTCTCACCTCTTTTCCCCGGAGATACAAAATACCCGACGCCGCCAGGAGCGGGTCGGGTTCTTTTCCTTTATTCCCAGTTTGTATTATACATGAGAGGAATACTGACATTCAATGACATCTTTGCCCGGCGCGGGTATCGGTGAAAGAAAGTTCAGTACACATGTTTACAAACCGGATTTTGGCACTGGATTTGGAACGATTGGGCTATTATATATAGTATATATGAGAGCGCCACCCCCGAAAAGGGCCATACCCCCACCCACCCGTGAATCTGCGCACGGGGGGAGGGGGGTCTTTCGACCCTCCAAATTTTTTGACTATGTCAAAAAATTTGGGTTGTCCTTTTCGCATAGTATTGTACAGTACAACGGCGAAGCCGTTGCACTGTGCAAGGTTGCGGTGTTTGCCACCAGCAAAGTGCAACACCTTTGCAACAGCTCCGCTGTTGCAAAGGTGATCGGCTTGTCACCGTCGCGTAACATATACGCCCCGCCGCGTTTGCCCGGG